TCCGATCTGTAGAGTATGGATTTGACCAACTGGACCTGTCATTGGCTGAACACCGATGATTTCATTTGCAATAACTGTCGGCATAACACGACGAATTACTGGAAGAATAACACGGTTTAAGGTAGCAATGTTACCAGCGGATGTTGCACCGGCTGTTGCACTTTCACCTAGATACTTGCGTGTGTTCTCTAAACATACAGCCATGCTCGACTTGCGTACACCGGATAGGCCTTCAAGTAGAGCTTCTTTGGTCTCTGACCATCTTTCATTTAATAATTGTGACATTTATGTCTCCTTGAATATAATTATCTTAGACCCGCTAATTTGCGGATATCTAAAATGTTATCTAAGCCTACCGCTGGCTTGGTTTCTTTATCGCCAGTAATTTCTTTGCCTTCATTGAGTGCTGCTTTTTTAGGTGCTGCAACTCTCTTATCGCCTTCAATCACTGCTGGTAGGTATTTGTCGAATGCGTCACGTAGTTTTGTAGTTTTTACACTTTCTAACAACGATTGCATTACTTCTCTTTTGTCAGCGCCTAACGGTGCTAACATTTCGCTCATAACAGTCTTTCGTTCCATTAAGTCTTTAGTAACGCGAATTTCGCGGTTCCTAGACTCAACGATAGTATCTTTTTCTGTTAATGCTACGTTTGCTTCAGCAATTTCTTTTTCTTTCTTCTGAATAATCTTTAACAATTTACTTGTTTCAGATTTTTCATTTAGATATGAAGTAGAAAATTCATTAGCAAATGCTTCAAATAAACGACGTCCAAAGTTGTTCTCGCGGGCACTGTCAATATCTTCTTTCAATTGCTCGATTTCAGATGTCAACTTAGTTGTGACTGCTTCCTGAACTACTGCGGCACTACGTTCAATAAATCTTGATTTGATCTCAGCAAATTTGCTAGTTGCTTCACGGACTAACTTAACTTTCGTTTCAGCTAAATCACGTTTGTCAATTGCAAATTCTCTAATTTCCTTGGACAATGCGTGTACTACGAACTGCTCAAGTTTTTGGAAGTTTTCCGAAACTTTCTGACGATCACTTTGGAATTCTACCAATTCTTTTCCTAGCTGACTTAGTACAAATGATTCTAATACTTTAGCATCACCTGTCATCTTGTGTTGATAAGCAACTCTAGCTTCCACTAGTGCATTTTTATCTGTAACAAGTTCAGCCATTTCTGCGGCCAATCTCTCGCTCAACATCTTGTCGATTGCTTCAACCATAACACTTCTGTCATGATTGTATTTTTGTGCAAACTCTTCACGAAGTTCAGCAGTGACTAGGTCGCGATTCTCCTGAATCTTTTTAGCAAAAGCAGACTCAATAACATTGACTGTGTCATTTGTCATTACGCCGGATTCTACTAATTGTTTGAATGCGTCCAACATCACGTTCTCCTATGCGGTTATTTCAAACCGTTAATTATGTGAATCATCGCCTCTTGGAGATGCTTCTGTGCTTTTGGGTCTTGTTGTACTTCTTGCGCCACCCTAAACGCTCTACTACCACCTCTTGCATTCAAAAGATGTTCGTATACTGGCGTAGGATAAGCTCCGGGCGCGGAAGGCTGGGCAACAATATCGACCGTAATAATCTCAAAGTCTGCTACTTCGCCAGTTCTTTCGTCAACGTTGCCGCTGCCTCTAGAACTTACGCCAAGTTTTACGCCTGCTTCAAGCATAGTACGAATTAAGTTCCCCATTGGAGTAGGTAAAACTTTCATCTTACCATATCCATTAGGACCTTCCATCCACATTTGAGTAATCATATGGGATACACGGTCCAAATTTACTTTAAGATCATCAGGATGGTCTACTTCGCCTAGCACACTATATCCGTTTTGAATCTGGTCATTTAGAGTTTTAACCGCAGTTTCGATTTCTCTAACTGGATAAACTCTTTGATTTTGATTACGAATCCCGCCTTGGATGGCAATACCTTTTAAGAAAAGGTTTTTGCCTTCTTTGTCGTCAGATTCTAATACAAGACCAGATTGATCAAAACTTAAATGTTCTTTTAGATAAGCTAGTTTCATCAAGATTCTCTAATTAAGCGTTACGACCTGGAGCGCCGTTTAACGGACTCTTTACAACACCAACGCTAGTTTGTCCAGCTTTGTCGCCTGAACCAGAACCAACTGGACCAGGAGTCTTGCTGTTTTGTGCAACTTTTGTTAGACCTTTAACGCTTACTTTTCCACCTGGAACATTTTGGTTACCAGTATTCATTGCTTGAGGGTTCTTTAAGAAACCGCCAACTTTAGCATTAGGGCTTGTACCTGTACCTGAATCGCTAGCAGACTTCATGTCGCCAAGGATGTTGTGTGCAGTTGCGCCTGTTGTAGGCTTGCCTTTACCAGAACTAACTGGGCTTTTATTGCTGTCAACACTAGTTTGACCAGCTTTGTCGCCTTTACCAGAACCAACTGGGCCTGGAGATTTCATAGTATTACCTTTGTCCCAGTTCATGCCTACGGTTTCAACGTATTCACGCATTGGCTGGCCCATACTTTCATCTTTGTCGTCAAATTCTTCGTCGTCTTTTTCCATGTCATGGTCATCCATGTCATGGTCGCCATCGTCGTCGTTATCACCAAATTCTGGCTCAGCGGCTGTGTCGCCTGCTCCACCATTCTTAGCTACGATATTTTCAAATTCGCTCTTTAATTGAGATAGGATGTCTAGGATCTGTTCTTCACCAGAACTTACTTCACCTTCGTCTCCTGCTGGATCTTGTACATCAGCTGGTAAGCTGTCGGCTGGATCATTGTCACCACCGATAGACATAGAACTTTCTTCGTCGCCTGGCTCGCCAACTTGTTCTTCGTCATCCATACCAAAGCCTTCTTCTACGGCTTCGTCTTCTAAATCATCAGCTTCTTCAACTGGATCATCTTCTGAATCATCAGTTTCTTCAACTGATTCTTCTTCGTAATCATCTGATTCCTCAGCGATCATGTTTTCATATATTTCTCTAGATTTCTCTACAACGATTTCATGGAATAAATCATTTGCCTTGTCCATTTCCTCGTTGACAAGATAATCTAGAAGTTGTTCAAACTTTTTAGACATTGCGGGTTCTCCTTAATTAGATGCGGCAAGGCTGTCGTGTATATTTACAGCCAAGATGATATACTTATATGAAATAGGCCAAAAACGGTCGTTTCTGACAAAAGATTGGATTATTTTGAATCCAAATAACAAAATTCTTTGAAAAAATATTTAATTTTTGCATCTAAAAGTTAAATTAGTTATTATTCTGTCGGCTCTGCCGGAATAGCATACATAATTCTAACTAGTTCTAAATCTTCCCTAGTCTCAACTTCTCGAGCGTCTCCTGCTTTTCTCAAGTTGTTTAACATCTTAAGAGTCAGTCTACTTTTTCTATTGTCTTTATCGGTTATTACACTAGTATCGTGGTTGGGATCGTAGCGGTCATTGTTCTTCATGCCTGCTTGATCTTTTTCAAAATATATAAACTCTTGTAATAACATGTTTATATTTACCAAATTATAAAGGTGCGGCGCCGCCCGGACTGCCACCACCACCTACAGGACTCATACCAGATGGCATTTCCCCATCTGGATTCATCCCGTCTTCACCTTCCATATCGTCGGGCGGAGTAGTTGCTCCAGACATTCCGTCGATATCTCCAGCGATTCCGCTTGCAGTAATACCTGCAGAACGTAATTCTGCACTTGCATTTAAGTTTGTGCCTTGATCTAAGTTCTCATCACGCCACATTTTTTCGTTTTCTGCAATTTCTTCTGTAGTTAATCCTAAGAAACGCTTCATAGCAAAACGTTTTGACATGAATGGAACTTCTACCATACTGGCAAATGTGCCTACACGAGCAGTATCCATTTCTGCTTGACGGTATGCAGCAAAGTTTTGAGGTGGATTAAACTTGATATCAAATAGATTGTTATCAACGTTGATACCTTTAGTGTGCAAGTACAGTTTGAATTCAGTATCAAACTGTTCGTGCATTAAACTTTGGAGACGCTCACAGTACTTGTTGAATCGTAATTCTTGGATGTAGGCTGTTCCAACTCGACCATCATTAAACGAAGATCCTCCGTCGTCGGCACCAGTAGGTAGATAACTGCTAGGTATGCGTAAAGCCCTAAACAGCTTATTAGTAAAATATCTAAGATCATCAATTTCTCCTAGGTTTGTACCGCCAGGTAAAATTTCAACTTTAGATCCACGACCTTCAGCTGTTTGAGGAAAGAAATAATCTTCATTAATGCTCAACGGGTTGTATGCAGCATCAATAACGTTTTGCCCGCCACCTACACTGCTGGGAATTCGACGTTGATTAATTTCATTTTTAACACGCTCAACAAATCCCATAGCCAAATGGCTTGGCATATTGCCCACGTCGATATAGAACACTCTACGCTCAGGCGCACGTTGTACACGATAGATAATAATAGCATCTTCAAGCAGTTCTTTTTGCTTGTATACTTTGAAAATAGTTTCCATTAAGCTGTTGCCAAATGGGAAGTTATTATCGATACCTTCGCTCATGCTGATGTGAATCACATGTCTAGCGTCAATTGTAAATTGATTTGCGTTTTGTTGAAATCTACTGGTATTGGCATTGTTGGCCATGCCGCCAACCATACCTTTTTGCTGTGCGCCGCCGCCTGTGTAGGCAGTTCCGCCCGGAGTAACATTAGTATTAGTAGGATTAATCTGAGTTACAGTTAGATTTTGAAAGTTAACATTGAGATCACGGATAACATATTGTTCAGGTTTTTTACCTTCACTTTCGTTGACAATGACTTTATCTACTTTGCTAGGATCAATGTACATCCATTTTTGTGTTTCTGGATCACGAATAAAAAATACATCGCCGTACTTGAATGCATTTCTAACAATCTTAAAAATTCTAATTTGAAATTTATTTGCTTTAGTCCACTGTTGTAGATACTTTTTAATGATCTTAACTTCAGTAGATGTAGATTGGTCTTTGAAGAAAACTTGAAACGGTGTTCCGTTTTCATCATTCATCTGCGTACAGAATTCTGCTAAGATATCAAAGGCAGCATTGACTTCACTGTCGGTATCCATAGAATCGTACTGACCGTAGCGTTCTAATCTGTTTGGGTGACCTGAATAAACATCCGGAAGATAACTGCTGTAGTTTGTTCTAGACATGTTAGGTCTATTGCCACTAGACAGCGGGCTCATTTGGCCTGTTGTATTAACGGGATTAAAATATCTTTTCCAACTCACTTGGTTACTCCGGAATTATGCAAAAGCATTTCCACTTAGACTTTCAGTTGCTTGAACATTCCTTCTGGAATTTTCTGCAACTTGCCTCATCTGGTATACTAACTCTGCTTGTGTGTTATTTAACTGACTTATCAGCTCTTTGAGATTATTTCCGGTGCCAGCAGCCATTAGTTGATTGATTTGAGACGGTGTAAAAACTCCTTCAGTGCCGTGAGCAACAATAGAAGTCCCGGATCCAAAATTCTCAAAAGCCGACCCCACAGTTCCCCAAGATCCTGCGCTTCGACCGGTAGGAATTTGTTGAACTGCCGGGCTTTGTTGTTGCGGCCTTGCTGCCGGATTAACCGTATTGGCTTCCATGCCCAGCGCCCTCATTGCCCAATAAGTTGGTAAAAATTTATTAATAGCATTTAAGTTATTCTGTAAACCAGTATTACCAGTACTTTGATCTAACACCGTTTCGCCTAACTTTTGTGCAATGGTACTAATTAGTTCTGCCAAAGAATCTCCAATTTTACTTAAAATTCTAGATCGACCATCTTCACTGAATAAATTTTCAATAAACCATTTTATTTTTTCCCCAACTTCGGGTAATTTTTGTCCTACAAACTTAATAATTTCTGTAACTAACGGCAATAATGGTTTTAATGCAGTGAATAGTTGTAACCCTAAAGTTTTCATAGCTTGCTGCATTTCTCTCATTGCAGCAACTTCGCTGTCGGCTGCATCGGCTGCTTCTTTTGCTTTTCTTCGTT